CTATCACAGATATTGAACAGTTGAAGTTTGATATGATGAAGCAGTTGGATGAGATCAATCGTAATGATAAAGTGGTCATTGTTATTGACTCAGTAGGTAACTTGGCATCTAAGAAGGAAGTCGATGATGCTAATGACGGCAAGTCAGTTGCAGACATGAGTCGTGCAAAGTCGCTCAAGTCGTTCTTTCGTATGGTCACACCTCACCTGACACTCAAAGACATTCCTTTGCTTGCGGTAAATCATACATACAAAGAAATTGGTCTGTATCCTAAAGACATCATCGGTGGTGGCACAGGCATCTATTACTCAGCAGATACAATCTGGATCCTTGGGCGTCAGCAAGACAAAGACGCAGATGGTATCAACGGATACCACTTCATTATCAACGTCGAGAAGTCACGCTATGTCAAAGAGAAATCTAAAATCCCAATCACCGTTTCATATGAAGGTGGTATCAAGCGTTGGTCTGGGTTACTTGACCTTGCCCTTGAAGGCGGCTATGTTGCTAAGCCTTCTAATGGTTGGTATGCTCTCGTGGATCGTGCTACTGGCGAAATAACAGGCAACAAGATGCGTGCCGCAGACATTGCAGATAACGGAACTATCTGGAAACAGATCTTGTCTGATACTGATTTTGCAGAATACATCAAGAAGAAATATACACTAGTAAGCGGCAACCTTGTTAGTGAAGATGAACAACAACCAATCAATGTGGAGAGTGATGATGAATAAAATTACAGTTGGTATTGAATCTGATGCTTTTGATCTTATCATTCAGCAGACATTAGTCGAGGACTATCGTTCCTTGTGTGATGAGGTTCGCCGTCTTGAAAATAAGTTTCGGAAACCGTATGAACAAGAAGATCTCAATGATTCTCGTAGGTTCCGTGATGGGTTGGAGGCGATACTTCCTTATTACTTAATGTCAGATAAAGCACAAGCAATTATTGATGAGGAATATATCAAGAATGAATATTCTGATGGTGTAACTAATGCTGAATTTATCGATCCAACAAATCCTATGGAGCATGAAGTTGAATATTTCAAGGACTTGAAAGAAAAGCGTATTCAGATGCTTGAAGAGCAAGTTGAGTATTTGATGAAAGCACATCATTCACATCCGCCTGAACCTACTTTCGATGGTCGCAAGATTCATAGCGATCAGTGGGGCAAACGCTATGTAATGAACGAAAACGGCATCCGCACCTATCTTGAGCCATTCGATGATTGAGATCCTCGAAGGCGAAGAAGAACAAGCAATGCGATTAATTGATGAGAGAGAAGATATGAAGAAAAAAGGTTACGTATCAGAGGATCACAATTTCTTTAGTATACCTTCAGACAATGTTTTTCTTGAAACTGTATGTGTCCATATCATAGGTGATAAGGTATTCATTGAAACAGAAGATGATTCTATTTGTCTTTCGATAGATCAGGCAAAGCGGTTGACATATTTCCTAAATGATCGTATTGTAAGGGTTGTTGACTTTGGAGAAGATTAAAGTAAATGATAGAAAAAACAATTATCAGTCATCTTATATTCAACGAGGCATTTGCTCGAAAGACATTGCCGTTCTTGAAAGATGAGTATTTTCATAACCAACATGAAAAGACAGTATACAAACTTATTGATACCTATGTAAAGAAATACAATAGCACACCAACAAAGGAGGTGTTGCATATTGAGTTAAAGAATAGGGAAGGATTGTCTGAGACGATCTATAAAGATTCGAAAGTCCTTATTGATGATCTTACAGTTGAAAACACAGAAGTTCAATGGTTGTTAGATTCAACAGAGAAGTTCTGTCAGGAGAAAGCGATCTACAATGCTATCATGGCATCCATTAAAATACTGGACGATAAAACGGGCAGTTCCACTACCGGATCTATACCTACTCTCTTGTCAGATGCCCTTGGCGTTAGTTTTGATGTTTCTATTGGTCATGACTACTTTGCTAATGCTGATGACAGATTTGATTTCTATCATCGCAAGGAAGAACACATTCCTTTCGACTTGGAGCTACTCAATAAGATTACAAAGGGGGGTCTGGTTAGAAAGACTCTCAATATTGCATTGGCTGGTACCGGTGTTGGCAAGTCTCTATTCATGTGTCATTGTGCTTCTTATAATCTGACACAAGGAAAGAATGTTCTGTATATTACCTTAGAAATGGCAGAAGAAAAGATTGCAGAACGTATTGATGCTAACTTGCTAGATGTGACTGTTGATGAACTATCAACACTTTCTAAAGATTCATATGACAAGAAGATCAGTCGCCTACGTGAGAAAACGCTAGGCAAGTTAATCATCAAAGAGTATCCTACAGCATCTGCGGGATCCGGTCATTTTAGGCATTTGTTAAATGAACTTAGAATCAAGCGAAATTTTACTCCTGATATTATCTACATTGATTATCTTAATATATGCTCTAGTAGTCGTATTAAGTCTGGATCTAACGTTAACAGTTATACATACATTAAAGCTATTGCTGAGGAACTGCGAGGGCTTGCTGTTGAGTTCAATGTGCCTGTTGTTTCTGCTACACAAACCACTCGTGGTGGTTACGGGAATTCAGATGTTGAACTCACTGATACCTCAGAGTCTTTCGGATTACCTGCAACGGCTGATCTGATGTTTGCTTTGATCTCGACCGAAGAACTAGAAGATCGTGGTCAGTTGATGTTGAAGCAGTTGAAGAATCGCTACAATGATCCTACAATGCATCGCCGCTTTGTTGTCGGCATCGACCGTGCTAAGATGCGTCTGTTTGATGTTGACTCGTCAGAACAGACACTACAGGATGACAAACCCGTCTTTTCTAAATCCTCGTTTGGTCAAACCATGGATGCGGAAAAGAAAGAAAGATTCAAAAAGTTAAATTAGTTTAAAAAGATTGGTTGACATTATTCTCCTCATGTGCTAGATTGAATAATAGGACATGAGGAGAGAACCATGAAATTGAATCTGACAGCAGAAAAAATCTCAGAAATGAATGGTATGAATTTCAATGATGCAGTGCAGTTCGCATTGTCCATCATTGATTCTGCACATAAGAATTCAGTAGATGTTACAGACAAGATGAAGATCGTCCGTCTGAAATATAATATCTCGACAAAAAAGAACACCGTTCAGTTGATGAAAATGTTCTATGATATCATGTTGTCCGGTGAAGGACATGCAGTAAAAGGTTCGAAGTGGAAGAAACACTATGCAAAATGATCTCGCCTATAATCCCTATACAACTGAATCTTATTACAAGAACCTAGAAATGGGCGAGAAGGGTGAATGTTTCATCCTCGGCAATTTGTATGCAGAATTTCATCATTGTAAGATCATGCGTGCCGCAGAATATGGTCGTATTCTTAAGCAGCAGAACGCAGAAGTTATCTATACGGGATCTGATTATAGATGGCGTAAGATGGTGTTACCTGACTTCTTGGTCGTCTTTCCTGGCGGAAGAAAAGTGTTAGTTGAGGTAAAATGCAAGAAAGGTTTCAATGATAGTTTGAATCTTAGTTGCCATGAAGCAAAGCATTATCTGTCGATTGCTGAGTTGATTGATGCAGATTTTGAATTGAGATTTATCTGCAAAGGTGACAAGACTATCTATAGATTGACACCTGAGGACCTCAAGAGACCGGCAGAGAAGCGGCAGAATCAGTTTAAACCTAATAGTCCTTACTTTCTCTATCGCAAGGAAGATCTCGAAGTTCTAATGACAGATGTGCCTGTGGATATCTTTACTCCTAGCAAAAATAATTAATTTCTTTAAAAAATCTGCTTGACATAATTCCGATAATGTCCTATATTTAATTATAGGATATGATGAAGGGAAAAAAGATGAACAAGTATTGGATCAAGAAGCAGCATAATTTCTTTGTTACAGATGCCGCTTGGTATGACAAGAAAACTTCTAGGAAGGTTCGTATCCTGGCAGAAACCGTTGAGCGTGTACTGCCTACCATTCGTGAGATCTTGGGTCTCAAAGAAGATGATGCCTATGTAGTCATCGGCGCTATCAAAGCACAACTCACTTCTGGTTGCTGGTATCCTTGCAAGAAAGAAGCCCGTGTTGACTATCGTGTCTATACGGTCAATTCTTGCATCGAGACTCTCGCTCACGAACTGGTTCATGCTCAGCAGTATGCTCAAGGTCGCTTGACTCAAAAATGCGGTGTCTTCCATTGGAATGATCAGGCGATGGGCAAGCACCCAACCTCTCATGCAAAGTATCTTGCTCTGCCTTGGGAAGTAGAAGCACGCTCGAAGGCAAAAGAAATAATAATTATTTTGAAAGATATGGGTCTTCTGAACAGCTAATCGGTTGACATTAATTCAAAACCGTGTATAATAATACATGAAGATTCAAAAAAGGATATAATGATATGGCAAAAGTAGAACGTGATATCGCCGCTGAAGTCTCAACCTTCACGGCAAATGGTTACAAGAATGATGGTACCTATAACTTTGCATGTGGTGTAATGGAATCTGTATTGGTTCAAGCACTTCGTGATCTTCCTAAATTCAAGCGTGATATTCTCTTGGATCGCCTTGCATATCTTGATGCAACATATTTTCGAAAGAATGGTTGACATTATTATTAAAAGATCTTATATTTAATTATAGGATGAATTGAAACAGGAGATTGACATGTTTGTAGCTTATAACCACAATGGTACAGAAATTTGCCGCAACGCTGATCTTGGCAACCTGATGGAAGAAGTTATGTTCTATGAGGAAGTCACGGGAAATAAATGTTCAATTGAAAAAATATCTGATTGACATTAATTCGAATATATGCTAGATTAAATAACAGAAACAAAAAGGAGAATAAAATGGGTCCGAATATCACACTTACTGCTTTTGATGGATTGGTCATGTTTGGTCCCGTATTGGTCCTTTTGACTTTCTTCTTCGTTGGCAATTATTTTGCACAAAGATCGTAAAAAATTTACATATATAATACACGATATTAATAACGCTCTTTGACAATTTAGGAAGAACAACAACAACAACGAAAGTTGTTTCTTCACAGACACTACACGGGGTACCGCCTATGGACGCATAGGCTAATGAGCGATTGGGCCATCATACCGCTCTAAGACAACCTGACCAATGGCTAAGGAACGGAAGCACCGGACTCCGAAATTCGGTTCAATGTAGTGTCTTTGTAGAAACAATTATTGGAATGTGGCGCAGCGGTAGCGCAGGTGACTGTTAATCACTTGGTCGCAGGTTCGAATCCTGCCATTCCAGCCAAGATTGCGCTTAGTGTAATGGTAGCACAAGTGGTTTTCATCACAAAAGAGCGGTTCGATTCCGCAGCGCAAAAGAGTTTGGACAGGTGGGTGAGTGGTTAATACCAGGAGACTGTAAATCTCCCGCCTCAGGCTACGTTAGTTCGAATCTAACCCTGTCCACCAGTTACCGGTTCCAGTCGTCCGGTCTACTACTGGCAAGTTATCGTCCGCATGATTAAGTTGCATCGCTAGATAGCCCAAGGGTAAGATGTAGATAAAACTGGCAAGGTGTGCGCTAACCGTAAGGTGATGCGTATTGGTGTTGGTCGACACTCCAAATAGTCGACAAGTCCTGTTGATATCATGGTCGACCATGGTTAAGATGGGCACCAAATTTTGGGGAATTAGCTCAGTTGGGAGAGCGATTGCTTTGCAAGCAATAGGTCGTCGGTTCGATCCCGTCATTCTCCACCAATAATAAATATCTAAAAGGAGTATCCAAATGAAAAGCTTTTTAGATTTCATTAATGAAAGCACTGGTCCTAAAGAATTGCATCAGATTGGATTGAATAAATCTCAGTTAAAAACTCTTTATCGTCACCAATCATTCAATACATATGTAAACTCACACGAGCATCCAAAAGTTTATGCAAAATTAGATGACTATGATGGCGGATCAGGAAGAACACGAAATGTGATAGTAACTAACTCTGGTAATAAGCACAAGATGCATGTTGCTATTACTAATCGTGGTAAGATCCTAGGGCATACAATATACCGTAAATCTGATAATCCCCCTAAGGATGCAAAGGTGCAGTGGGATCATGTTAAAACAGTAGATGGCGCATAGCTCAGAGGTAGAGCACTGTCCTGATAAGACAGGGGTGGAAGGATCGTTACCTTCTGTGCCAACCAAAATTGGAAGTGTGGCCGAGAGGCTTAAGGCGCCAGTCTTGAAAACTGGAGAACCGCAAGGTTCCGTGAGTTCGAATCTCACCGCTTCCGCCAAAATAACGCTTGACATTAAACTGAAGGTCCTATACATTATGAATATGACAAATGATGAACAAGCAGCGTTAGACGCACTGAGCAAAGCATACAAGGCCTACTATCTCGTTTCCAAAGACAGAAAGGCAACGATGGATGCAGACGAGTATGCTTTGCTCTGTGCAAAAGGATATATAGAATACGTGAAGTCGTGCCAAGAAACATATCCTCACTGGACAATTGTTGGCACAGCAAAGAATGAAATTCGTATCCTCAGAGGTTTGATTGAGTGTTACGAAAAACGAGATTTCAAGGTGCGACCAAAGACGTCTAACAAGACAAGATGGTCGCTCTGACTGTGTGTGGTGTAGCCTGGTTAACATCCCTGATTTGGAGTCAGGTGAGCGTAGGTTCAAATCCTACCACACAGACCAACATAGCCCAAGTAGCACAGCGGTAGTGCAACGCACTTGTAATGCGTAGGTCGGGAGTTCAATCCTCTCCTTGGGCACCATCTAAAGGCCTGTGAGTCGGCATGGTGAAGACGTCTGCCTGTCACGCAGAAGACGAGGGGATCGTTACCCCTACAGGTCGCCAATAATGCGGAGTTCGTATAGTGATAATACCTTAGCCTTCCAAGCTAAAGCGAGGGGTTTGATTCCCCTACTCCGCTCCAATTTTGCAATAAAGGTGCAATCATGTTTACTAAATTGAATCTATCAGAAGTAGCAGAGTTTATTGAGTCACAAACACCAGAGACAAAAATCTATATTGGCGGTGATTCTGAACGCTTTATGATAGGTGATGTTTGGTATGCAGATTATACCCTTGCTATTGTTGTTCACTACAATGGTAATCGTGGTTGTAAGATCTTTGGTGAAGTTATGCGAGAGCGTGACTTTGATCAGCAAAAGAACAAACCACGTATGCGCTTGATGAACGAAGTATATAAGATTGCAGAACTTTATATGAAACTAGCAGACGTATTAGAGGACAAATATGTGGAAGTTCATCTCGATATTAACCCTGACGAGCATCATGGTTCTTCTTGCGTTATTAATGAAGCTACAGGTTACATTCGGGGTATGTGTAATGTCGTTCCTCTGGTCAAGCCTAATGCTTTTGCTGCCTCATACGCAGCAGATAGATTGAAAGATATCTTGAGTGGTAGACGAGTAGCTTAGGTAGCTCAGTTGGTAGAGCATCGGTCTGAAGAACCGAGTGTCGGGGGTTCGAACCCCTCCCTAAGCACCAAAAACAACGGATTGCAATATGACAAATGAAGATATGATACGAAGAAAAGAAGAACTATATGCTCCTATTCATCAACAGATCTTGATGACTGATGATGAAAATGATCTGTTGTTGTTAGCAACAAATATGTTCACTTCTAGTATGCATATCTTCTATACTCATTATGGTCATGTTGCAGGTACTGCCTTGATTGATTCTTTGTTTGATCAAGCACATAAGGTCTATAAAGGAACGAAACCTAAAGAATGATGAGGAAGTGATGTTACCTATTCAAGTTCAACCTTCTAACATGAAACAGTATCTTTCTTTGTATCACGGATACGAAACTAAAGAACCTGACTATGAAGATTATACTGAATACGAAGTAATAAAAGCGGTTGACATTAAAACCAAAATCGTGCATTATTTAGGTAAGGTGTTGGCACGCTGTTGGATCAATCCTAAGTTGCTTGATGACTTAGAACATGATCCTCATCAAACACTCTTTGAGATGGGAATGATATTACCACAAGATTTGACTATTCATGTAGTCAAAGGCAATCGTCCCCGTCTTGTTGTCTATGAAACTCAAAGCGGTAAACCAAAGAAAATTTGTTATCTTCAACTGTCTATGCTTGCTTCTAAATAATATGCGACTATGATGTAGGGGTAACCTGTCACGTTGCCAACGTGAATTCGCCAGTTCGAATCTGGCTAGTCGCTCCAATAAATAAGGACTACAATGATTATGGATTGGGCAGTATCGTTCTTTGCTCTGTTCTTTGTTGATATTGGCTATGTCCTTTATATGCAAAACGTTCAAAAACGAAAGAAGATTGTTGCTAGCACTTTTGCTACATTAATTTTTATCTTGAACAGTGTTGTTATCATTAACTTTACTGAAAATAAAACACTTCTCATTCCTGCAATCATTGGCGCCTTTGTCGGCACTTATGTAGGAATGATCATAGAAGATTATCGTAATAAATGAGTTATGGTGTGCGGGTCAGATGGCAAGGCACGGGACTGCAAATCCTTGAGAACCCAGTTCGATTCTGGGGCACACCTCCAATAATGGTCTCTTAGCTCAATTGGATAGATCACCTGACTACGAATCAGGGGGTTGGGAGTTCGAATCTCTCAGAGACCGCCATTTTAGGATAGCAATGACTGATATACAAATATATGATTCTTTTGGAAATACAAAAAATGTATTGATAATCAAGGATGATATAGATCTTAATAATGTTGATGGGCGAGTTGTGAAAGGAACCAATTGCTATTATAAAGGCATCGGTGTCCCGTATCAGTTTCATTTTATCCCTCCTACATCTTTCGATGATACCTATAACAAAATAAAAGAATCTGATGTCTTTTATATGGGTTGGCAAGTAGCAAAAAAATCTTTCATCGGAAAGCAAGGAATCTTTCAAGAACCTTTTCAAACAATGTTTACAGATTTCATTGGCACATGTGGTGTTAAGGAATTGAGCATTATAGAAAATTCTATGTTCTTTGAAATGTCTTCTGCAGAAATATTAGAAAGTGTTAACTATGACACTGAAAATATGCAATACTATTTTAAAGTAAATTATAAATGTGAAAGATCAAAATATATTCAAACAGGTGATCCTTATAAACTAAGATCACTTATCGAGTATATGCTAGACAGTAATTGGAATATTATTTGGGATAAGGATTCTATCACAGATATATCTGCAAATGGTATGGTAACAGATGTTGGCGAATTATTTGTTTCTAACACAGTAGAAAACAAATTAGGAACTGTTTATTCTATTTTATATAGTTTAGGCAAAAGAAACTTTAATAAGTATATAGAATTTATAAATGTATATAATCTTGAGCATGAAAATGATATGTCTTATATTTTTAATTCTGTAGAAATTTTAAAGAGAAACAACATCAATACAGAAAATATGTTTCCTACAAATTTTCTGGTTGACAATTATAAGTATATTGTGTTAAATTATCTTTTAACAGGTCGAAATTGTGGTCATTGTTCATTTATTGACTTTGGCGACAAGGTTAAAGAAGAGTATATCGCAAGGTATAAATAAAAAATGTTAGCTGATCAAATGGTCCAAACAATAAAAAGCAAAAGGTTCAAACGAGCGTTTTGGGACTGGTTTGATACGCTGCCTAGTCCTGACAAGAAAAGGTTTTGGGAATTCCCTCATGACTTCGCTTGTCTTTACTTCTATAATAAGTTCTACTCTAAACAACAGCCCCAGTAGTCCAATTGGTAGAGGCATCGGTTTTAGGTACCGAGTGTTGGGAGTTCGAGTCTCTCCTGGGGCACCAAAAACAAAAGAAGGAAAAGAAATGAAAAATGTTATCACAGCAGTTGCTTTGATTTTGGTATCGTCTGTTGCATCTGCAGCAAACCTGCCTGAAAAGAAAGTAACACCTACAGCACCAATTCCTGCTGTTACAGCACCGGAAAGCTGGTATGTTGGCGTCAATGCTGGCGGCAATGTTCGTTCAAATCAGAATGTCCAGAATACACCAGGGACTGCCGGATTTGTTGTAGGTTATAAGGTCAATCAGCATTTTGCATATGAAGCGACCTTAGATCAGGCATTCAAAAAGAATGACACTCAAGAACAAACTCGTGGCATGATTAATGGGATTGTATCACCTTTTGGGTCTGTCTATGGATTCACACCTTACGCTCTAGGTGGTATTGGCACTCAGACAAATGATATCCGTGATGGTCGCAATGCAGCAAAGGCTGTCTATAATGTTGGTGGTGGCGTCAAATACGCAATCTCAACAAACTGGGAAGCAGATGCTCGTTACCGCTACGTGAATACGCTGAACAATACTAACCGTGATGCAAACATCTTCACATTGGGTCTTAACTATAAGTTCTGACTCTATCACATAGGTGAAGATACTGTCCAGTTAGCTCAGCGGTAGAGCTCCTCGTTTACACCGAGATTGTCGGCGGTTCGATCCCGTCACTGGGCACCATATTATAAATGTCAGCTGTAAGAAATTATAGCTGACATTTTTTCCATTCAAAGTTCAATATTTTTTTCTTAGAAAAGTCACCTGTATCATATCGATTTTTTACAAGCAATTTTTGCTCATCAAATACTTTATTGTCTATCAATGGATGCCAAAGAGTATTATCATCTGGGTATATTGTTTTTTTATATTTTTGATCTTTTATGATAGTCCTACGCCCATCTCTAGGAGGTTTATATTTTATATCTACTAGATGAGTATAATTGAATTTTTCTTTTATATAATAAAGAACTATTCTGTCACCATAGTGATTATTAACAAATTCCTCATCGTATCCCTTAAAAGATAAAAATGTTTCTTTATGAATTAAAATAGTATTTGCATGATGATTAGAAAAACTAAATCCCCAAACGTTCTTTATATCTGATAAATCGCATTTTACTATATTTTCAAAATCAAAATTTATTAATCTATGATCAATATCTGTAATAAAATTCCATTTAGATGTTGACTGAGTCACACCTAAATTTCTTGCACCATGAGCATTGAATCCTAAATCTTCAGTTATAACATACAATGTGAAGTCCGGTATTTCTATGTCTAGATTATGATATACATCTAGCGCAGGCCAGATATTAGATCCATCATCAACAATTATTAATTTAAAATTCAAATATGTTTTTTTAAGTTCTAAAAAATCTTCAAAGAAAGTAGTTAAAAATTTTTCATCATTATAATATGGCGCTATAATTGTTAAATCAAGGGTTGACATATTTACTGATCTCCTATATACATAATATATATTGCCGTTTTGGTGTAAAGGTAGCACATGAGTTTGTGGCACTCATAGCACAGGATCGATACCTGTAAACGGTACCAATATGCGAGTGGGACGGTTCGGCATCGTAGCATCCTCATAAGATGCCCAAAGCTGGTTCGAAACCAGCCATTCGCACCATATAAATAAAATATTAAGGGTGTAGCTTAGCCTGGTCTAAAGCAGTGGTCTCCAAAACCATGATCGTGGGTTCGAATCCTACCACCTTTGCCATTTATTATGTGGGGCGATTATGTGTAGACCTGTTATATCATTATTCAATCATCATCCAGAATGTTCCAATCAATGCTGTGATGGGATGATAAAAGCGCTGTCTCCATATTACGACTTTAAGATCTTTTCTGTAAATGATATTGCACTAGACATGTTTGATGATATTGATATTGTCGCCTTTCCTGGTGGCATCGGTGATGCAGACAGTCATTATAAATTCTTCACAAGACGCTTTGCTAAACAGTTAGAAAAATATATCGATGATGGAGGAAGGTATCTTGGTATATGCATGGGTGCCTATTGGACTGATCAATGGTATTTTGATCTCATAGGAGATGTTCGTGCTGTTCAATATATCAAAAGACCTACCTCAGAGATAAAGAGATCTCACTCAACAACAGCAAAAGTTAATTGGCAAGGCACAGAACAGGACATGTTCTTCTATGACGGATGTGCCTTGCTTTGTCCTCCTGATGATAGGTCTGTAAAGGTAGTTGCTACGTATCTAAACGGCGACCCGATGGCAATCTTTAGAGGTCGTGTAGGTATCATAGGTTGCCATCCAGAAGCAGATGAGTTTTGGTTTGACAAATCACATCTTAAAAACTATTGGCATAAATATGAGCATCACAATCTATTATTAAACTTTGTAGATGAATTGATGCAGCAGTAATTGGTGAGTTGGCTGAGAGGCCTAAAGCACTCGTTTGCTAAATGAGCGAAGCAGAAATGTTTCCGTGGGTTCGAATCCCACACTCACCGCCAACATTGGGATTTTTTAAGATGCGCTTCTTTGTATTATTTCTTTTATTAATTGCTTCTCCTTATGCGCTTGGTGCAGATCAAGCAGCTCCGTTGCCTGTTGCATCATGTATGCCGCAGATGCCTTATGGTGCGCCAACAGCAAAACCTAATACCACAACCATTTGCCGTTCTGGTTATCTGTTGAACCATGATCCTGTTGCAAAGATTCCTGTGTGGGTTGCATATACTATTCAACCAATGACTGCGATCTCATGCTTGCCTCGTGATGATGCTTTCGCACCTGATATGTCTTTGCCTAAAGGACAGCGTGCAGAACTTGTTGACTATCAAAAATCAGGATTTGACCAGGGTCACCTCGCACCTAATGCTGATATGTCATTCTCTGCAATTGGCGCAAAAGAAAGTTTTATTCTTTCTAACATGAGTCCTCAGTATCCAGGAGTCAATCGTGGTGTATGGAAACAACTAGAATCAACAGTTCGTGCTTTGACATTCCAGACAAAGCATCCATTGACTGTCTATGCAGGTAACATCTGGCCTCCTGCAAATGCAAAAGCAATCGGTCCTAATAAAGTTGTTGTGCCTGATGCATTATGGAAAGTAGTGGTTGACAATAATACTAAAATGTCTTATGCTTACATGATACCAAATCGTGAAGGTTTGTCTACGAATATTACAGCATTTCAAGTAAATGTTGCAAGTGTTGAAAAAGCAACAGGATTAGTTATTCCTGTGCCTGATAATAAAATGTTGAAGAATGTATTGCCTGTGGTTGATCTTAATTCAGTCACTGTTGCAAAGAAATTAGCATGTAAATCATAAATATTAAATCGCTCGTTTTCCTGCGAGCGAGAAATCAATAGGACAGTATTCTATTGATCAACACTAAGGAGAAGGAATGAAACGACTTCTAACCGTTTTATTCCTAGGATCGTGTTTTTTTGTTTGCGAAGCGAAAGCGTTTGAGTTGTCAATTCAAGCGTTAGTAATCAAGAAAGCAATAGAACACAAAATAGATGCTACCTTTGCAAATGCTATTGTTAAGGTAGAATCAAACTACAATCCTAGGATTAGAGGTCGTCAAGGCGAATATGGCTTAGGTCAGATTAAATGCCAGACGGCAAGGGGCGTTGGTTTCAAAGAGAACTGTGATCTACTACTTGATCCAGAAACTAACCTAGAATACTCATATCGTTATTTAAAACAAGCGATTGAGCGAGCTAACGGTAACGAGTGCTTTGCAGCAACACTCTACAATACCGGATTTAACGTCAGACCTTATAAATCTGCATATTGTAAGAAAGTGTTAGCTGCAATGATTATGTAATGGTTTTGAGGGATCGTCTAATGGTAGGATAGAGGACTTTGAATCCTTTGATCTAGGTTCGAGCCCTAGTCCCTCAGCCATCGTGAATCTAGGATAATAAATAATGTTTTACTTCTACGCTACGATGAGGATTTATGCAAAATGAACGAGACATGGGGATATCACCTTTTACTTGATTGCACAGCAGGCAATCTTGAAGAAATTAAATCAAAAGAAAACATCTATAATTTTATCAAAGAATTAGTTGTTGCTATTGATATGGTCGCTTTCGGTGAACCATGGATTGAGCGTTTTGCTACACATGATGCAGAGAAAGCAGGATTCTCGCTCTGTCAGATGATTGAGACATCAAACATTACAGGTCATTTCTGTGACAAAGATGGCAACTTCTATATTGATGTTTTCAGTTGCAAACCTTTCGAAAATGATATAGTATTAAATGTGGTTGATAAATACTTTCATCCAACAAAGATAAGAACGCATTTCATATCTCGTGATGCATAACAAGTAGGATTTTATATTATGAGTATTCCAGTGAACTATGGTCCGATGACTGAAATCCAGATGCAATTGGATGAAGTTGAAGAAGTTACATCTCGTATTAAAGAAATGGGTCCTGATGGGCTTATGGTCGAGTGGGGTTCTGGTGGTTCATCTATCAAGTGGTTAGAAACATTGACAGACAACCAGCGGTTGGTTGCTATCGAGCACAATCCTGAATGGCACATGAAGGTAGCAGAATATCTTACGACTCGACCAGAACTAAACAAGAAATTCAAGTATCATCTCAAGACAGAACTCTATGGATTCCAGCATGGATATGCAACCGTTAATGAAGAAAATCCACACGGCTTGGATGATTACTTCGTACCACGCAGTGATATTCTTAATGCTGATATCTTTTTCGTTGATGGTATTGCCCGTGCTACTACTGCTCTACTTGTCAAGTTGCTTGCCACAAAAGAAGATCCTGTGATCTATATCCATGACTACTATGGTCGTGAGCAATGGTATTCATGGGCAACACAGTTTTTCTCTAAGAAAGAAAAAGTCGGACACACATTAGTGAGGTTGTGGAAGTAATGAAAGTTCATATTGGTCCTTTTCCTGAAGGTGATGAAGAACGCAAAATTGAAGTTCAAATTGATAAGTATGACACATGGGGAATGGATCATACTTTATCATATATCATTCATCCTATGCTTATTCAGTTAAAAGCAACAAAGCATGGAGCACCACGGGTTGATAATGAAGATGTTCCTGAAGAATTAAAATCTACTTCTGCACCTCCTTTGACACAAGAAGAAATTGATTGTGGTTCAATTGATTCTTTTCACTTCAACCGCTGGGATTGGGTGCTTGATGAAATGATCTGGGCATTTGCTCAAGTGCTAGATGAAGATGTAGAAAGTCAATTTCATACAGGTGAGCATGACTTTGACTTCGTTGAGGTTGAAGGATCAGAATTTAGCGAAATAAAATATGGACCTAACCATACTCATGTCTTTGATAGAGAAGGATATGACGTATGGGCAGAAAGAAAACAGAACGGATTTAGACTCTTCGGAAAATATTTTCAAAACCTCTGGGATTAATCACATGCAACAAGATTCCTCTAACTATTCAGTAGATTATTTGAAACGTGCCGCCTTTACAGACGAAGTCAATAATTATCTGAAAGTTAGAAAGGAGAAGAAAGTGATTAATGATAATGAAGAAATTGTTCTTAAGTATCTCGAAGAACGTGTAGCACAAATAGATAAAAAGTATAAGTAGGCCGCTTAGCTCAGCAGGATAGAGCAACAGCCTTCTAAGCTGTGGGTCGGAGGTTCGAGTCCTCCAGCGGCCGCCAATTCATAATGAGGATCAATGAAGAATCTTGATGATGTAAGTCCTACAATGTGTCTTGCAAAATGGGTAGAAGGGACTTTATATATTTCTTCTGGTATGACACACAGTTGTCATTTAGTTCCTAAAAATAAATCACCCATTGATCTTATCTTGAAGGACTCATCAAATTTATTTAATACACCTCATAAGAAAGAAGAACGTAAACTTATGCTTGATGGCATAAGGCAATCAGGATGTCTTTCTTGTAATAAAATAGAATTAACAAAAAATGCTATAAGCGATAGGATGTTGAAAAACGACTATCATTTTGACCACAAAGAAAAAGTACTTGCTGTAGGATATGAAAACAATCTTTCTCCTATAGAATTAGAAATTGGATTTGATAATACATGCAATTTAAAGTGTATGTATTGTTCTCCTTTTAATAGTTCTAGTTGGACTAGTGAAACTTTACAATACGGACCTTATGAAAATGGTCATGGTGCTATAAAAAAATATACTTCTGAAGAAGAAAAACAAATATATACAAATGCTTTTTGGGATTGGTTTCCTAGTATATATGATGATTTAGAAATTTTAAGGATAACCGGCGGAGAACCATTTTTATCAAAACAAACGATGAGGATGCTTGATTATATTATCGCACACCCAAATCCTAAATTATCTTTTGCTATTAATAGCAATCTATCTATATCACACGATTTGCTTTCTCCTTATATTATAAAAATAAATGAAATGCTTGATAAGCAAGCAATTAAAGATTTTAAAATTTTTACAAGTATGGAATCAACAGAATCACGTGCTGAATATATAAGATATGGATTAGATTATAACTTATGGAAAAAAAATCTAATTAATATTTTAGAAAATTATAAGAATATAGATATTGTTATCATGGCAACATATAACATCTTATCAGTAACTAGTTTTGATTCTTTATTAACTTTTGTAGAAACTTTAAAAAGTAAATACGGAAAATTTAAAATTTGTGTGGATACTGTGCAAATGAAAAGTCCTAATTTTCAATGTATAGATATTCTATATGACAGACCTGAATTGCTAGAATATATCAATAAAACTTTTCAAAAAATCAATGAAGGGGATTGCTATTCAAGATTTGAAAAGATGCGTATAGCAAGAGTGTATCAAGTCGCAAAAAAATTGCCTGCTGATAATCTTGTAGAAAAAAGAAACATGTTTGCAAAATTTGTTGATGAATATGACAGAAGAAAGAAAACAGATTTTCTTTCAACTTTCCCAGAATTAGAATCATTTTACTATGATTGCTTTAAAACAAAATAGGTGAGATATTATGAACGCTAGAATAGTTGCACTAACACAACCAATTATTAGCAATGATGGTAATGTTGGCACCGATGCACCGTTGATGACAGTCGATGAGTTTGTTGCTTATGTAGCACGAGTGTCCAATCCCGGAAACCAAACCAACACATTGACAGCAGCAAAGTTGCTTAAGTATCTTGCAAAGCACAAACACTGGTCACCATTTGAGATGGTTCACATTGTGATGGAAATAAATACTACAAGAGATATCGCTCGCCAGATCCTTCGCCATCGTTCATTCACCTTTCAGGAGTTTAGTCAACGCTATGCTGATGCTACACGAAGTCTTGGCTTTAGCCATCGAGAGGCTCGCCTCCAGGATACAAAGAACCGTCAGAACTCTATTGAAGTAGACGATGTTGAGTTAGATCAGCAATGGAAAGTTAAACAAGCAAACATAATCAACTATGTTAGCAGAGCCTATGATTGGGCAATAGAGAATGGCATAGCAAAGGAACAGGCTCGTGCTGTTCTTCCTGAAGGTCTGACCAATAGTCGTATGTATATGACAGGATCGCTTCGTTCATGGATTCATTATTGTCAGCTGCGTGCTTCTAATGGAACGCAGAAAGAGCATCGAGAAATCGCTATTGATTGCTGGTATCAATTGATGAAACACTTCTCATGCCTTGAAGATATCGGATTAACTTCTGAATAAAAATTATAACCCCTTGGAAACTTGGGGTTATTTTTTTAAAATAAAGTTGACATTATTTCTTTTTTATCTTATATTAAATTATAGGATGAATTGAAGGAAATGAAAATGCAAACTGAAACTTTTGAACTACCAACACATTGGGCAATCGCTCTCAACTATGGTGAGATGGATGGCTATGAAGAAGATGAATTAGAAGCAATCGAAGCCTTCGAGAAGTATATGGTTAAGAAATATGGTGGTTGTTGGTGCGTAGAAGTATCAAATGATCGCTGGTTTCAGCATCGCCATGATGCATCTGACTTTGGTGTTCTTGCTACTGACGTTTCTACTTTCACTTTTGATATTACTCCGGAGTAAGACAATGGCTAATTATGAGAATTGGATTGTTACTCTAAAACGAGATATGCCCAATAACTATGTGGTGCAAGCTCTAATTCGAATGATTGAAGAGCGAGAACAAATCATTCGAGAGATTGTCTCTCAGTGTGATCAGGGCGGCGACTTTGGTAAAGTGTTTGCTCGGGATAACTGTATTGTAGAAGCAAGAAAGGTATTATGATGGCAAAGGTAGTATACAACGCCGACTATGGTGGGTTTGGCTTGTCGGAAGCAGCAGTCGCTCGATATGCAGAGCTAAAGGGGTTTGTTCTTAACAGGGAAGAATACTTAGAAAAACATTTAATCCCTCGCCATGATCCCTGTTTAGTTCAGGTTGTAGAAGAACTTGGCACGGATGTAAACACTGACTATTCAGATCTTCGCATCCGTGAGGTTCCTGATGGCTCTCGCTATCGGATTCAAGAATATGACGGGTTTGAATCTGTGATCTTAGAATCAGAAGAAGAATGGTGTGTGGCTAAATAAGTCACACATTTTTTTAAAATAGTGGTTGACATTATTTTAAAAAGATCTTATATTTAATTATAGGATGAAATGAAGGAACAAAAAATGATTAATGTTTACACCTTGACTCTCGTTGATCCCACCCTCAATGAAGAAATTGTGGTCGGGATCTTCGAAGCAGAAGGCCTCGCAGAGATGGCACGCCATGAAGCAATCATAAAAATGTCTGAACAAGCATCAGATCGTGGTGTGTTCTTCCGTGTTACGGCATATCAGATGGGCAAACTTTACACAGGGGCTTTCGCATAATGATCAAGTTCAAAGGCATCGGTAAGTTCACGACTACAGAACAAGAACAGATCAGGAGTCTCTGTGACTTTGTCTATGACAAGTTCTTCTCAAAGCGTTTGCAGAATGTTCTCGAAGTTCGCATGAATTTTAGCAATTCTTTGTTTGAGAAAGAACGTGTCTATGGCGATTGCATCTGGGAAGATCAACATTACAAACCACGTGAGTTCACGGTGCGGATCGATTCTACACAAAAGTTCAAGATGGTCCTCAACACTATTGCCCATGAGTTGACTCACGTAAAGCAATGGGCAAAGGGCGAGATGTTTGAGATGCAACGTCAGCGCAAGGTCTACAAGTTCAACAAGACAACAGTTGATACCAACAACATAGATTACTGGGACCTGCCATGGGAGATCGAAGCGCATGGTCGTTCTATCGGATTGATTGTGCAATGGGTTGATGATTCTTGTGCCAAAGGCAAGATGAAGGTCAAAGACACAAACCGACTTATTGTCCAATAAATAATGCATGAACAAACCACTTTGCTATGCACCCTTCTTAAATTTATATGCTACAGGTCACAACAGGGTTGCTCCCTGTTGTGTTGCGACAAAAAGTAATGTGCCGCCTAAGACCTATTGGGATAGCGAAGAGCTACAAGCAATTAGAACACAATTGCTTTCAAATGAATTCCCATCAATTTGCTCATACTGCAAAGCGCAATGCGGCAAAGGCTTGCCGGCAGAAAAAGACATATGGGATAAAGAATTTGCAAAGAATCCTGTAGATATCAACATTGCAACAGGAAACGATACACACAATCCATTGTATCTTGACTATAGGCCTAGTCATGTATGTAATTTAAAATGTAGAATGTGTACTCCCTATTCAAGCACGTTGCTTGAGAAAGAAGCAAAAGACAATCCTGAATTGTTAGAATGGATGCCTTTGCCTAATAGTCATATTGATAGTTTTGATGAGTTCACAGATTATATCGATGGAATGACTTTTAAGAAAGTAAAACTGTTAGGTGGTGAACCTTCAATTGAAGAAAAAGCAATTTATTTCTTAGAAAAATTAGATAAAAAAATCCCGTTACAAATAACGACTAATGGAACAAATCTCAACAAGAAATTCCAATCAATCCTTGCGTCTTTCAATGATTTGTCTATAAACTTTAGTGTTGATGGGACAGGCAAGACATATGAATATATTAGAACAAATGCTAATTGGAACAAGACAAGCAAATATATACAGACAGCGATAAAGAACAACATTGCTAAAGAGTTTTGTTTCAATATTGTCTTGACACCTTACAACATCTTTGATATAATAAATCTGTTGAAATGGACACAACAATTTAAAAATGTAAGGTTGTTTATTGTAGAAAGTGATATTGCATTGACTAGTTTGTCTGCAGTGCATCCTGAAGATATTGATGAACTATTAATGTTGCTATACAAAAATCCTAACTATGAATTAATTGATATACTAGAAAATGTAACTTTTGATGATGAGATTCATAAGAACTTTGTAAGATATAATAACACACTCGACAGAATACGAAAAACAAAATTAACTGATTTGGATCCTCGCTTTGAAAAATACATCTGATTTACCTTCTGATACTTTTTGTATTCTCCCATGGATTCATTTGAGCACTCGACCTAATGGTATATTGCGTCCTTGTTGTACCGCTAATGCTAGTTCTGCAAAGTCTAAAAATTCAGCATTGAATGATGGATTGCTATTAGATGATGAAGGCAGAGAAGTAAATTTAGGTGATACAGATTTGCTGTCTGCATGGAATGGATCTTATATGAGAAACATCCGCAGACAGATGTTTGCAGGTGAAAAACCTAAATCATGTTTGAAGTGCTACAAAGAAGAAGAATCAGGATTTAGATCAAAAAGACAATGGGAAACAGATTACTGGAGATCCCGTGTTGATTATGATATGCTTATAGAAAATACAAATTATAGAACAGGTGAAGTCAAACCGCACATAACTTATATTGATCTTCGTTTTGGATCAAAGTGTCAATTGGCTTGTGTTATGTGTAGTCCTCATGACAGCACAGGATGGATCAAAGAATGGAAAGAAATTCATCCACAAATAACTGATAAAAATTTAAAAGAAAATTATAATTGGAATGATAAAGGACGTATCAACGGATCTTCTTTCAATTGGCATAAGAATAACCCTAAATTTTGGGAACAATTTTGGGATCAACTTCCTAACATGCAACAATTATATTTCGCTGGAGGAGAATCATTAATCATTGAAGAACATTATATGATTCTTCGTGAGTGTGTTAAAAGAGGATATGCAAAAAACATTGAACTACGCTACAATAGCAATGGCGTAGAATGGGAAGATGATCTGTTTGATCTTTGGGCACAGTTTAAACATGTTAGATTTTTCTTTAGCATTGATGACATTATGCAAAGAAATGAATATATCAGATACCCATCTAAATGGAGTCGCACAGAAGAAGTGTTACGAATTCTTGATGAACAAACTACAGACAATGTTCAAGTCAGGATTGCTTGTGCTGTGCAGTTATTGAATGTATATTATCTACCAGACTTCATAAAATGGAAGCATGCTCAGAAATATAAAAAGATAAACATGTGGCCTATTGCTGGTGGGGGGGTTGATATGCATCTTGTATATCTCCCACCTCATCATAATATTAAAGTTTTACCTTCTTCATTAAAACAACAAGTCACTCAAAAATTTGAAGAATTTTATCCATGGTGGGAAGAAAATTGGCAAGAAGGAATAAAAGATTCAACTGTAACTTTTTCTGAATGGCGTAATGCTGCAGAAGGAATCAATGTCTTAAAAGGTATTGTAAATTTTATGAATTCAGAAGATTGGTCTGAAAGATTGCCCCAAACAAATCAATTTCTAAATTTATTAGATAAAACTAGAAAAATAGACAGGTGTAAAATATTTTTAGAAATTTCTGAGATATTTTA